GTTGCCCCATCAAATTCAACATCATCAAGATCCTTGATGAATCCTGCTCCGCCGCCACCCATTGTTGACAGTTGAGTCTGAACTCTGTTTATAAAAATTCTATAATGCTCTGCCAGATCTTTTAGTGTGGCAAACTTTTGATCCATCGGGGTGAGTGGATCTTGTCCTGTTCCGATATTTTCTGGTTCATCTGGTGGTTCAGTTAGGAGATAGTTTTCCTGTAAGTCCTCAATCCTTTCCTGCTTTATTTGAATCTGCTCAACGATCTCTCTTAAACTTTCAAAGTTTTTGAGATCCTCTTTTATCTTATTGATATCTTCTTCATAATATTTTGGTTTTGGTAAACCATTGAGTTTATTTTTGAGAGAATCTACTTCAACATCAATTTTATTTCCAACATACTCAAATTTTTTATTTAAAGATTCTTCAATCCTTTTTACAGTCTCAGCAGTTACATCTGATACATCATCTATCTTATTATTAACTTGATCTGTTATAACGATTTCAAACTCTTTTTGATTATCTTTAAGTTTCTTTTGGAGTTTCCAAATAATTTCAGATTGTTCTTTCAGTTGATTGAAAATCTGTTCTTTAAGAGTTCCAACTCTATCATGGATATTTTTAAAGTCCGTTTTGGATTCAAAAGCAAAAACTTCTTTTTCTTCTTCAATTCTGTTTAACTCATCTTGAATACGGGAAGAAATAGTTTCTACACAATCTTCAACTATCTTAAATCGCTCATCAACTGTATTGAAAGTTTGCCCAACCCATGTAAAATCAGGAACTTCTGTGACTTTATCGATCCAGGATGGAAGTGAAGGAATCGATTGTTTTACTAACTGTATAGATTCTTTGATTATTTCAAGTTCTTCCTCATAATATCTTACCTCTGGAACAACTGGAATAGATGCTTTTATATCATCAATAATCTCACAAATTGCTTCAAGTTCTTTGTCATATGTTTTTATTTCAGGTATTTCTGGAATATTTTCGCGGACATTATTGATTAGACGTAAAAGTTCTCCCCATTCTGGTGCCTTAACAACATCAGATATTTCAATGCTGGGATTGCCATCAAGATCGTCAATAACTTGAATATCTTCTTCTACACTCTCTTCCTGCAAATATTCTTCAACCGAAGGAAGTAACACGGTTTGCCCAACGATATCTTCAATAGATGGTAATTCGTTACTATGCTTTTGGGGCATTTTAATCACAGTTTTATCTATTTATTTTGTGACTTTTGTGCATCTTTTAACATCTTTGTAAGATCGGCAGTTGATCCCACAAATAAAGCATTTGTGACATTTGTTGGACCTTTTGGAATATCTTCCTCAACATCTTTCAGTTTCTTTTGAAGATCCATCAGTTTATCAGTAGCATCAGAAACACTCTTAATCAACTGACCAGCAACCTCATATGCTCTTGGCATTTCACTTTCTTGTGCAAGTTCAAGAATACCATTAATAGCCTCCTGTCCTTTTTCAATGATGCTATAAAGATTACCTCTGGTGTATTCATAATCTTTTCTAACATCAGATCGATCTGAGTTAGCTTCTGGTTTTTTTATTTTAACATCCTTTGTTGCCGCTACTATTTCAGTGGCGACATCAAATGTTTGATCTAGGTCATCAAATTTCATTAGTCTGCACTAAAATCTTGGAAGAAAGAAACAGTTTCATTGAAACCGAAGTCATCTCCAACTTCAATGAGAGCATCATCAGCACTGTTCAGAATATTGACACCAGATCCTTTAACATGATCCACAGCGATTGTTCCATCTTTACCTCTCTGAACCTTGATGTTATTACCAGTGATAGATTCAATAAACATCTCTTCATCATTGATAGTAATATAGGTCTCCTCTGTAAATGGAGATGTATCTGTAAGAGTTAGAATAGTCTCAGTGCTTTCAATATCTTCATCAAGGAATGCAGACGCATCTCCAACATAATTTTGTGTTGCTCTTGGTGTTACAGTATAACGAAGTTCTCTTCTAGGATTCTTTGTATCTAAGTTAGTCATATAATCAAGAGTAGCTCTCTTAATAATACCAGCACTCTGATCAGGAACAGGACCAAACAGATACGTCTTAGCAGTAAATCTTAAAGTATAAATCAATGCTCTTCTTGTGGAAAAATCTCCTTCATAATCATCAACAAAACTTACGGAATCTAAAATAATCGGAATATCTCTCTTTTCGTTTATTTCTCCAACGAGAGTTACAGTAACGTTATATGATGGTTGAAAATATGGAAGAATTTGTTCAACAATTTGCAATGCGTCATCATTCAACTTAGTCATAATACTAAGTTGAAAATCCATATTATATGGAACTGGCATATATGCTTTTTTAACCGTTGATCCAGAATCAACTTTTTTTGATAAAAATGTTTGAGTTTGAGAAACTTTTCTTGAAGGATCGTATGTCAAACCAGTAAACTCAAATGACATCCTTGGAAGAGTTAAAGATGTTGCTTTATTAAGATCTGCTTGCTGTTCAAGACGTGCCAAAAACTTCTGAGTTGGACCATAAGCCAAAGGAACTTTCATCACGCTAACAGTATTATCGCTACCGTCAGTATGTTTGATTGTGATGTTATTAAATAAAGTTCCAAAGGCAATAACAGTCCTTCTTAGAACCTCATTGTAAAAATATTCAAACATTTTAACTTATTAAATCTATGTTAACTATTTAACACTTTTATGCTTCGCCAAATGGATTTCTTTGAGTCCAGTCAACAATTGCATCTGCTTCTCTTTGAATATTGTCATTGTCTGCAAATGTATCTAGTAAATCATCCGTATTAGTATTCTTCAATGTATAAACAGCACCAGAGTCTGTCCCAGTAATAGTTTCACCATAAGTAAAGGTTCCAGTTGCAATAGTGACTCTAAGTGTATTGTTCGAAGAGTTCCATTCTTTGACTCTTGCCTGAGTTCCAGATGTTCCGCCAGTTACAATTTCATTGTAAATATAAGTTCCTGTTCCAACCAAAGACGGTGAAGAGAATGTTATTTGTGGCGGAAGATTATTTTCACCAAGAGTATACTTAGAACCAGAATCGGATATTCTAATGGCAGATACTTCGCCAGAAGAATTTAGAATTGCCTCTGCTATTGCCGTATTTACACCAACTTCAAGACTTGAATAGTTTTTATCAGCAGCACTATTAGCAATAGAAACCGTTGGAGGTTCAATATATCCTCCACCACCAAATGTAACCGCAATACCAGTTACAATGCCACATCCATTAATTCCAAATTCTATTGATGTTGTACCAATACCAGTATTTGTTGCAGCGGCAGACATGTAAACAATATTAGAATCAATCTGCGTTACATAAGTCCCATCTGGGATATAGTTAGTAATAACATTATCATAGTCATACTGTAATCTAACTCGATCTCCAAGAAGAATACCTGTTGTAGTGATTCCCGTAATAAATGTAGATCCAATACCAATAGTTCCTGTTGTCTTAACAGAATCAAATCTCACCGTTGCAACGCCAAGTGCTCTAAATGCCTCATTACCGCCACCAGGAGCAGAAATGGTAACCGTAGCTGTCGTTCCAGGTGCATAACCAAATCCACTATTTCCAATACTGATAGCAGAAATTGTTCCTGCAATAGAAACCGTTGCTGTTGCAGTTGCAGTTACAGGACTTGGAGCACTAAAACTAATCGTTGGAGTGACAGTATATCCAAATCCGATTGTTGCTCCTGTACCAACTGCCCATGGATCAGATTCATCAAATGATACAGCAGTAACGACACCAGCAATATTGATTGTTGCAATACCAACTGCTGTCTGTCCAATACCAGTTCCAGTTCCAAGACCAATAGTTACTGTTGGAGCAGAAGAATATGCTCTACCCGTTGTGGTAAATGCAACTGAATTTGGATTGATAGAAGTTCCAGAAAGACCAATGGTGGCACTCGCAGCACTATAACCAGGACCACTTATTGTTACCGTTGGAGGACTTGCTGGATCATAGAACTTACCCTCATTATTAACTGCAATACTTGCAACTGTACCACCTGTGGAATCAAAGTCTCCCATTGTTGCGGTTGCAGTCGCAGTATTTGAATTTCCTGTTGGTAGACTGAAAGTAACTTGTGGAACTCTTGAATAGAATCTGCCGCCAGTAGTTCCGCCTGGGAATAAGAAGTTAGCAGCACCAATCGACAATGGAGCGGAGAGAACACTAACACCAGCACCAATTGGATAATCAATAATTGCTGTCGCAGATGCACCAACATGAGTTGGGGCGTCAATAGTCACAGTTGGTGCTGTTACATATCCACCACCACCGCCAGAAACTGTTACGATTCCAATTCCACCCGTTGTTGCCAATCCGACAGTAGCAGCTGCCCCAGATCCACCACCACCAACAAAAGTAACTGTTGGTGGGACGGTATATCCAGCACCAGGATTAATCATCAACACTCTATCAATAGATGATGCAGTTGCAAATCCTGTTCTAGATGTCATGATTGCAACAGCAACGGCATTAATGCCACCAGAGGGAGCAGAGGATATTGCAACTGTTGGTGTTGATGTATATCCTTGACCTTCATTTGTAAGACTGATAAACTTCAATGCACCATTAACAACTGTTGTAGATGCCGTTGCTGTTGTTCCAATCCCAAGAAGAGTAAGTGTTTCTGTGTATCCCGCATCCTTAATACTATCATCAATAGAATCTATGCCAGTATCCAGAGTTTCATCCTCATAGCGGAAGACTTCACATCTCAGTTCATAGGTATAAAGTTTTTGTAGTTGATAGAAAGGATCAGCACGTTCTACAAACTTGATCTCATACAATCTATCGTCAAGTGGAAAATATATTAAATCTCCTTCTTTTGGACGTGTTACCAACTCAACATTTGATTCATTTTTCATCAAAGGTTGAATATATGTCTCCCACCTATCTTTTGAAATGACAAGAGTAATATCTTCCTGTGCCTGAACACCAAACTTTGACATCAAAATGCCAGCACCCTCATAAGCATCTGATTTTACATATGCCTCAATGGGATATGCATCATCAAATTTTGATTGAATAACCTCTTTGATGATTGTATTTTTCGTTAAATACTTTCTTGGAATATAATGAACATCGACTCCATACATGCGGAGTTGTTCGTTGATCAGATCTTGAACAAGACTCTGCTCACCTCTGGTTCCTTGTGAAAAGTAGGGATTTAAAGCCATTATCCGATAAGATCAAGAGGTGGAATTTCGTAAGTAGATAACATCTGATCTTGTATTTCTTTTAGTTCAAGAACAGCATCGTCATATATCTGTCTTCCATTAAGTTCAATACCACCAGGTAACTTGACTCCTTGAAACTTAATCAAGTTTTGTCCCCATTGTTTCTTCATGGTAGCAGTCAAATATTTTTTAATAAATCTATCGTTATATACTTTGGTATTATCGTTGGGATCGAGAACACGCCAACAATCAATAATGATATAATCGCCAGCAGCAAAGTCTGACCAATCCGCATCAATATAAAGTCTTTGTTGTCTAATATTAAATCTTATCTGTTTTAGTGGATTTAATAAGAAATCAATATCTTCTAACTTTGTCTTGACCATTGCATATGACAACAGTTCAAGAGAATCAAAGAAATATACATCATTCAACATCAACTGATATTTTACATTGAACATTCCAGAACTCATCGTTTGAGTTCCTGGAAATCTATAAATCTTATTGACTCCAATGATGGAATCTGGAAGTGGAATATAATTACCGTTTTCTTGGTAGGCAAAAGAAGATGTATTACCAACTGTTTGCGTTACTGTGGTTGTTGTGATGCCAACTGCTCCACCATCTCCCGCTGGTGCTCTACCTCTATTGATATCATCCTGAGTAATTTGATATCTCAGGGGCATTTGCATGACACCATCATAGTGTCTCTCTTGAAAATATTGAATAGCATCATCCACCAGATCATCGATCTGTTCATCTGCAATATTGATTTCTAATACTGGTGCGCCAAGTTGCCTAAGGCAATAATCGATAAGACCTTGACGATTTGATGGTTGAGACATATTATAAGTCCTCCTGATCTATTTAGACAGAGGATGTAACTCCTGTCCTGACCATTACATCTCCCTCTACAATTCTATATACCGTGGTTCCACTGCTAACCAAAACATCATATTTATACCTACCCTCTTTTAATCCAATTGTATTAACAGCAGAAAGACCAAGAGTAAGATTTGGATCAGATCCTGTTGTTCCCAGGCTGACGTTAAAAGATCTCAAAGCATACAATGATGATCCGATACTTACGGACTTAGTTAAACTTGCCGCACCAGAATATCCAGTGAAATTAAATGCTGTTCCACCAATTGTTGTTACCGAATAATTGGCAACAAAACTAGCACCAGTAGAAATAACTTGATTTACTGCTTGTGCAACACCGGAATTGGGGTCAAAAGTAAAACTAGCGTCCATTATTTTTCTGCGAGTTTGAGTAAAAGTTCTTTAATCGTTGACATATCTTCTTTTAAGGAATTTATGTCATCTTTCATATCTAGTATTTCTTGTGACTCAGCTTCGTTTTTTGCCTTATTGATTAGATAGTTGTTATAGGCGTTACCGTTTGTATTAACGATAGCGCCAGTATTCATATCACGTCTGAGATTTGGGTGTCCTTCAACTTTCATTTTATCTCACTGCAATGGCACGAAGATTTTTGATAATCGGTGGTTTGGCCTGATTTGTGCCTGTCATGATAATCTTCAATTGAAATCCAGTAAACTCTGGAAGGTCATCAACAAAGAACTCGTATTCTTTATATTGACCAGGATTACTTGGAGTCACAAAAACATTTGATAAACCACTATTATTTGCAACATCAATTACATTTCCTAGATCATCGATGTTACTGTATCCTGGGAAGAGATTATATGGAGTTGAATCAATATCACTATCATTAGTAAAGATTTTATAGAGAACTCTAATCTCAGCAGTTTCATCTCTGTAAGCATCTAGAAGAACTTTGATTGAGTTTGCTGGATTTGCTAAATCAACTTTCTTAGTAATATAAATCGCAGCATTAGGATCATCACCTGTGACTCTAACTCTATTATCCTGAGTAAAATCAGAAATAGGTTCATTGAGTCTATTTGAGGTTAAGATCATGTTAACTCTATCGAGATCAACTGCTGGTGAAACAAATGAGTTATTAGAGAAAAATTCGAGATCGAGAGTAAATGATTTATTGCCAGGAAGATCATTCAAAAGAACATCTTCATTTTTCTTTGATGCAAGGAGTCTTGGAGTAGAAAGATCATTTGGAACTCCAAGAGAAATGCTCTCATAACCTTGATCAGCAAATGACTGTTCGTTGCCATTAACACTTGTTCCACTAACTGTTCTTACACTTGCATTGAGACTTGTTCCAGTTAACTTCAAGTTTTGTACATTTGGAGTAATAGTTTCAAACTGAATATTATTTCCACCAGTTACTTTATCACCACCAACTTTTTTAGTTGAGTTAAATCCAAGTTTGGGGAAAGATGTATTAACTGATCTGTCAATGCCATTGCTAGACATATCAACCTTAACTGCATAAGAATCAAGAGTTCTTGGATTGGGAACAGTTGCATCACTAAGAGTATGATCACGATTGATTCTTCTAAGAGAAACGCCATTTAACTCATACTTTGCAATCAAATCACCAGAGTTATGTAAGAACGATCCTTTGTTATCAATATTTCGTGAAATTCCAGTAAGGGCATTACCACTAAGTCCAGTATAAGAAATAATCTCATTACCAATGAGAGCATATCCTGGATTTGTTGTACCAACACCAACATTTTCAAAAGTATCAAACTTGGCAGTATTTGCAAGTCCAATATTACCAGTTGATGTTGCATCAATATCAGCACTAATGCTGGTTGGTCTCATATCTGGTTTGATATTGGAAATTGTAACACCATTTGTTCCAGAATACATCGCATGATTTCTATGACGAACTTTAAAGTGAAGTCCATCAAAACTAGAATTTGCAGTTACCGAATCAGCAGCGATTCCAGTCAAAGTTGTAGTAGCACCAGTTGACTGATCAATATATGCCATAGTTGCCGCAACACCAGTGTTAAAATCACCTTGAATGCCATCGAGAACAACGGCATTAATCGCAGAGATTATACCAACACTAAATCTTGCATTTCTTCCAAGAGTTGTGCTTCCTAATGTCGTGATTCCAAGTTCATCTCCAACTGCATATCCAATACCACCATTAGTAACAAAACATGATGTGATACCGCCATTAAAAACAGTTACGTTGGCAACTGCACCAGAACCAGATCCAGATAATGTGGTTAGATTAGCAGTATATGTTCCATAACCAACAGATGGTGTGTATCCAATACCTGCATTAATAATAGTTACAGAAGCTCCAATTCCAATAGAACCAAGAGTTTCAATAACAACACCAGTTGCAGTTGGGTTGTTTACCTGAGACATATTCACGCCATTGATAATAACCGATTCTTGTGAGGCAGAAAGTGTGGATCCAAATCCAACAACTGCTCTTCTGGAAATCGTTTCAATGGGATTAGGACCAAGTTTTGTAATACCACCATTAGCAATGCCCATAGTTGGGTTATAGAAAGATGCATTAGCAGTTGTATTTGTTGTGAACTGCGCTCTATACATCGTAAACTTGATATCTTCAAATTGACTTGCGTCCCAAGTAGAACCGTTCTGGGACTTAAATAAAGATCCAAGAAGTGGTTGCTGTGAGATAATATTTCTAGGAGCATCTGGACTTGACAAAGTTCCAGTTACATCCTCTTCTCCCATTCTAGAAATCCAAGCACCATAGTTTGTAGTATCCGCAAGGAGAACAAATGCATATTCTGTGTTTCCTTTCAGATAAACTGGTGAATCAAAAGTAAACTTAGTGGGAACAGATGCATCATCGGAAATATTGACTTGATCTGGCATGAGATCAATTTCACTAAAAGGAAGAACCGAAGTAGTTGGTGTTCCATCACGCATAGTTCTAATCTGCATGGTGACTGGCAGTGTATCATCCTTTGCCTGGAAATAACACTCAATCGCAGTAATAAAACATCCATCAGCAGAGTTTACAAAGAACGATTGTGCCAGAGGATCTCTTTGCGAATTACACTTACTTGTAAATGCAGTAGTAGTTGAGCTAAGTTGTGCCGTTGGGATTAGATTTCCACCACTATCAAAGTTCCAAGTTCTTCCTCCTCTGCTATTATTAGATCTTCCGCCAGATCTACCTGAACTACGAGAAGTTGATCTACTATAACTTCTACTACTTTGTCCACGAATATCTACCGAAGTGTAAAGTGTTCTTGTTCTACTTAGATTTGCAGTTGGAATCAATCTTCCCTGTGTATCAAAGTTCCAAATTCTTCCACCTCTTCTACGTCTTCCACTTCTACCACCAGTTCTCCTTTGAGATCCTCTATTTGACCTACCACCAGCTCCACCACAAGATGCAGGAGCTCCTGGTCTTGTTAAAAGAACCGCAGTATTGTAAATCAATCCAGCTTCATAATCTCCAACAGCACGTGCATATGCTGTATAAGAATCATATCCATTATTGACAGCAGTTGTATATGCAACATAACGTGCATCACAGTTTGCTGATGGAAGTTGTCTTACATTTCTCAAAACAGTATCTTCATTAACTTCACTGATTACAGAATCAGAAGATCCAAGAATTCTTTCGGAAGTTGTAGATTGTTGGAAGATTGACTGATGAATCGCATTAGATCTTACAGAGAGAATGTTTTCTTCTGTAAATTCAAGTAAACCATTTGCTTGGAAAGTTGTTTCAGCAGAAGTTTGATTGAGAGATGAAATAAAGTTTGTATTCGGAACTGATGTAAGTTTAACTACCTTAGTTCCAGTAATAAACTGTGGATTGCTTGGTTTAGATGGATCTGGAACATAAACACATCCAACAACAAATCCAACTTCATCTGTAATGAGTTTGATATCAGATACAGTAGCCTGAGCTCCACTGGTCAAACCTTTTAGGACCATCCCTATACGTGGATATCCAAAGAAGTCTCCATTTACTTTTGATGCTAGAGAAGTTGTATCAACGTTTAAGATTGTCGATACTGATGAATAATCATCTGGAAGTGTTTCGTCATCATTGTATGGATTTAAATTAAAATATGAGAGTGGAGCATCATATGGTCCAGTTTTATGATTTGCAAAAGCAACTCTAAACTGGAAAGTTGGAGTCGATTCTTCTGGTGTTGGAGATATACCGGAATCAGCTCTAGACATAGTTCCAACAATAGTTTCTCCAACCTGGAATGTGCCAGAAAGCATGGAGATTTCTAACAACTTAGGTGCCAGATACTCCGACATATTGTAGTTATCAAGAATTGGATAGACTCTAGTTCTAGGTCTGAGTCTGGTTCCCCTAAATTCAATATTACGTGACCTCATAAACGTAATACTGGATCTATTAACAACTTTATTGCCAACATTAATCTTTTCAATATGAGGAGTTTTTCTAAATGCAATACCCTCTCTTGTTTTCTTATGAAGTTCAACATCAGAAGTTGTTCTTACAACTTTTGTTGTTTTAGTCTGAATATCATCCGTTGCATTAAGTTGTTTTGTTTCACTAGTTACAATAGTATTGTCAGTTGTTCTGGTCTCTCTACCAATAACATTATCTACCCATGATCCCCATTCAATCTCAGCAAAACCACTTGCCTCTTCGATACCAAGTCTTTGTGTTGATGCTATAAAATCTGGACCATTTGAATCAAATTCATTAGTTTTAATTACTTTTTGATCAACCCAAATATCAGATGATGGATAAAGATTAAGAGTTCCAATCCAGTTAGTAACAAGAAATGGGTTTACAGATTCAACTCTTGATGCAAAAACATTTTGCATATAAATGAGATCAGCATAATTAAGAGTGAGCAAGTCACCAGTCTTTCTAAGATTTGGATCAGTCAGTTGATCGTTGAATCGAGTATCTAAAGTATCTGGGGTAGAAACTCCAATTCCAGTTAAAGCAGCAGTTGCTAATACTAGATCAACAGAGGTTGTATAGTGAGATGGTCTCAACTCTCCGTTAAATGTGTCAATGGCACAACCAAAATCTTCATTCGTTTGATCTTGGATTTGATGAGTTTTAAAGTTATCAACAAAGAATCCACTCTTGAATCTATCAAGACCCTTTGCATCTTGGATTGTAAGTGCTTCTGTTTCTTTTTCAAGTAAAGATAAAGCAGTATAATATTCTAAGTTGGTGATTCTATTGTCCAAATCACCAATATCCCTCATTGTGTATCTCTTGTGTTCAGTTCTCTTTATAGAAACTCCATCAAGAGAAAAGAGATATGGAGGAAGTTTGATAGTAGCAACTTCTAAGTTGTCATCAAGTCCAGCTGGAAGTTGTGGATTCTCAGATGGAGTTCCCTGAACCACATTAAATCTCCCATTAGAGTCTAAGAAAACTCTATCAATTCTTCCTAAGTAATAATCATAGTTGATGATGATATTTTCATCAGATACCAGAATATTTGGAACTGATTGTCCACTTTGAGTAAAGTTTCTTGAAGCAAAATCAAATGGAGATAACGTAGAGGAAGTGTCATAATCACCAACTCTTGGTCTGATGTCGATAATGTCAGTATTTCTTAAACCATCAAATGATGGGATGTCATTACTATAAAGTTCATTAGCATAACTTTCCGATGTAAATAGATCTCCTGTGTCCTGAGCACCAACAACAAAGTTTTGGAAAATTATTCTAAGTTTTCTTCTCGGACTTTGCCTTTCCTTTTTACGAATAATTCTTCCATAATCATAGAATGATCTTCTCTGACCATTATCTAAAGCAAAATCATTCGTTACATTTTTATCTGGTTGGCCAGTACCGACTACTACTCCATTTACATTTGAGGTTTGTCCAGTTGCGTTTTCACCATCTGTAAATGTTTTCTCATTCAAATAAACAATCTCAATAGTTGTTCCAGATATTACAGAAACAACCCTAGCAACAGATTTACTTTGATTACCGATAATCTTTTCACCGACAATAAAATCAGAAGTTGTCTGATTTGGACCACTAATCGAAGTAAGTGTTAAGGTTGGAATATTTGGATCATTTTGATCATCGGATTCATAAACAGCAAGAACTCTAAGAACATCAGGTTTATTCAAAGAAATTTCTTTATCTTGAACTCTCGTCCCATAAACATTACTAAATGTTAAACCATCATTAAGAGTTGTTGATCCGATTCCAGATGCAGAATTACTTGATCTAGTAATTAAGATCGAAGATACATTATTCAGAGTTTTTTGTTTTTCAACAACTTTGTTCTTGTTGAGAGTCGCAGATACTCTAATATCTGTTTCCGATTCTCTTGATAAACCACTGATTGTAACGGTTTTGAGGTTGGATGCAAAAGCAAACATATCCTCCGTCAGAGGTTGAATCGTTCCATCTCTATAAGCAACGTGATATCTCTCTTCATCAAATGGGAGATAATACTCATTGTCTATTGCAGTTGGAAGAGTTAAAGAACTTGAGGCAGAAGAAACGTTAGTAAATGTTTTTTTAATTACTAACTGTGCTGTTCCAAGATCTACATTATCAATATTTTTACTTCCGAGTCTAGTATAAAGAGTGTTGTCTTCAACGTTTATAAGATCACCAGAAACTACCTCAAGATCTGTGATTTGTTGGACATTTTGAGGTGGAGCTCCGTCAAAAAGATTAGTTACAGTTTGAATACCAGACAATGTAAGTTGAGAACCATCATTACTGATACTCTTAACTTTCAGTAGAACTGGATCAGAGATAGTGATATCAGTAGAAATAAATCTAACGAGATCATTAGTGGTTACGATACCAACAAATGTATTTTGACCCGCAGTGATTGTACTGAGACCAGCTGGTGATGCGTCAGCACCATTTCCACTTCTACCACTAATGGTAAACGAAGTTCCAAACTTTCTTTTAGTGGTGAGTTTTAAATCTGCATTGAAAGTTTGGATTCCAACTGTGGTTCCTTGATAGATTGACTTAACGTTTGAAATATCGTAGTTAGTTGAAATAGCAACAGTTGTGTTATAATTTACACCATCTACGGAGATCTTTTCCCCCTTGTGGAAAACTCCTTTAACTTGTCTAAGACTAAATGTAGAGATTCCAGAAGAATCTTCTACAACAAACCCCGATGCTCCACTATATTGACCTGAAATGAATGCACCTGGTCTAAGTGAAGTAAATGGTTGAGTGATTTCTAATTTAGTATATGGAGAAATATCAAAAAGTCTAAGAGTATATTCTGATTCTGGACCTTCAAATACTTGTGACTCTAAATTATAATCATAAATCCTACATTCACCAATGGCGTTTCCTGCTGGTGAAGTAGAAGCCAAACCAACTCTTTCATCCCTTAGACTTGCAGCAATAGTTGTACCAAATCCAACTCTTGGCGCTCCATGAACATTATTGATTCTAATTTTTGGTCCTATTGAAATAGGAACGGCTTCTTGACTTACTTCTCTTGTGGTTCTTGGTTTCGATATATCGATTACAGTATCAGTTTGTTTTTCTACTTCAAATCCTCTAACGTATGCCTTTCCAGAAGAAATAACATACTCCATCAAGTTTTCAGATGGAGTATTTCCTTGATATGTTACTGAATCTGCATCATAGATTCCATCATTACCAAGATAGTTATTTAAAGTGTTCTTAACCGAAATGCCAAATGGTTTGATATAATAATCACCCGATTCATCATAAGTTCTTCTAGCAAACTCTGCTTTGATAAAGTTATAATCGGTATTTTTTACAAACGTCTCGATTTCACCATTTTGAATCCTCATCAATTCAACAAAACTTGGATCATCACTATCGACGATAAGTTTTGAAGTTAAAGTTGCAGTTATTTTTAATCTATCAGCGCCAGGAGCAGTGTAATTGCTAAATCCCTGAGCATTATCATTTAGAGTTGGGTCTTCATCAGCATTAATAATCTCTTCGACCACAGTCAATCCAACTTTTACAGTTGGCATTGATGCATATTGCTCTAAAAGTATTGTTTGAGGATTTACTGTTACAAAATTTCCTCTAAGAAAATATACACCTTCTTGAATATTAGCAGCAGATCCAACAATGTTGGCATTATTTGATATTACCGAGGCAAAACCTTGATTTGACGAAATTACAGTGTTACCATATGATAAGTTATCAAGAAGAATGAGATTTTCTCCCTCTACAAAATCTCCCGTGGAAAAATTGGTTCCAGATTTTGTGATTGTAAAATATAAAGTATCTAAACTTCTTTCAGAATCTCTTGATCTGAGAACATATTCAACTCTTGCCTCAATACCAGAAGTTTCACCTCTGAACTTTTTCCCGACAAGTTGATCAATATAAAGACTTATAGGAATTCCCGCAAAATCTGGATTTACACAGATACCTGTAAAAACGTCCTGATATGAAAGTTGCCCAGGAATTACTTTTGCACCCTCTTTAAAAAAGTGTGTGCCAAATTTTTCAATCTGATCTTGAAGAATCGACTGTAAACCGGTTAATTCTCTAGCTTGAACAGGAGTTCCTGCCTTAAAAAGAACTCTATGAAAATTATTTGTTGGATCAAAATCGTCATAATATGGAGTGATGTTGAGGTTAGTTTCCTGGGGCATTTTCTTAGAATTCTAAAACGATTTTAATATCTTCTTTTTGGTTTGACGATCTTAAAACAGATGGTCTATTATCTACATAGATTATCTGTCCACTTTGAGGTTTTACCTCTGGGTTTGCTACACCTTTGTCAAACGTCTGGCCTAGGAAGTAGGTCCTATTATTTAGAACGGTAGATATACCTGTAAAGGAAGTATCGATAGCAACTGTTGCTGTTCCTCCTGCAATATTGAAAGACGCGCTTAGATCACCAT